TTATCGCCGTAACCGCTCCGGCTTCTTCCAGTGGTACGTAATTTTTTCTTTCTCCCGATACAGTTCAACGCGGCGATTGTAGGCCAGCATTTCCAGAACGCGGATCCGTATGTCGCGCATATCCACGCCGTTAAGCTCAATACCGTCACGGCGCATCACCTCAGCAACCACACGCGCATAATTTTCGGCGGTCACGCTGTCCGGCTGCGTGGCCTGTTCGTCAGCCTGCTGGCTGATTCCGGCAACGCGACGGATTAATCGCAGTAGTTCGGCTTCTGTCATTGTGCCCCCATCGTTCTGATAGTCTGGTGTCGTCGGGTCCTTCCTGGAATTATGGCCCGTTACGGGGCGGCGACCTCGCGGTTTTTCGCTATTTATGAGCTTTTTTAGAGGTAGGTTGTTGTTTAATTGTTTGTCATATCTATTTGATAACTAAGTAAAAATAGAGAGCAATACAACAACCTGATAGTGTTTTTTTGATGCTGAAAATAAAAAAATGCTAATTGAATCAAATAGTTTTAAAAAAATACGTGGTTGTTGTATTGCGTATTTGATGGCGTAACAGAAAGTGATTTTTAACTTTGCTGTTCTGTAACGACTGATTGCTCCATGCTGGTACGGCGAACGCTTACGGCATGACGCCACCCAGCCAGAAAGCCAGCCATTTTATTTCGTGCCTTGCTCACATCTTCCGGTGAATAGCCGTAAATCTGCAAACCTTCATCAAAGCGATGTTCTGTTTCTTCACTGGAGTACTCGTCACGCTCAGATAAAAGCAGCCTGGCAACCATAATTTTTTCCAGCGCACTGGTTTCTACGTGATATCCGATGGTCTCAAGATGGCTTTTACCTGAAGACCAAAGCAATGTATGCCCGATGTGATAACCTCCAGACTTTCCGCGATCCGCATTAAGATAGGGCATCCCCTGTTTGGTCCATGCGCGAATAGTGGTTCTGTTTACCTTGAAATGTTGAGCTATTTCCTGCTGACTTACAAAACAATCCTTATCAATCATAATATTACCTCAATTGACTGGTTAAATGTTAATCAAGTGGTGGTGGTGTCACCTTCACGGAAAAACGTCATAAATAGCGAAAACGCGCGAGGTCGCCGCCCCGTAACGGGCCATAATTCCAGGAAGGACCCGTAAAAAAGCCGGATTTCTCCGGCCTTGTCTCAGATGGTTTTCAGTATGCGATCGATGTCGCCGTCATCGCCCTGGTTTCTGCCATCGTATGCCATGCCAGCTGATACGGCTTGCGGGCTGTGCATGTCCATAAAGTTTTCAAAGGCTGCGGTAAGCTCTGGTGCAACCTTTGGGCGCTCCTGGTCTATGGTCATGTTCAGGATTTCACGAGCATTATCGACGCTAATACATGGCACGTTTGCCATTGCACGTAACAGCGGCTGATAGTCGTTATGTTCATGAAGCGCCATAATCGCATCAGCGCGCGGCTTGTCCTGCTCTTCCAGTTTGTTGAGTTGATATACGGCCTCGTAGGTTGATAAACCTCTGTCAGCCATTGCCCGCGCTTCTGCTTTAAATTTACTCGCCAGCGGTAGCGCCATGATGCTTTCATTCGTTGCCATCGTTTCCCCTGCTTATCGCGCCAGCGGCTGAACGGATACGCCAGAACCCGCAAAGGCGGCGCATTTTTTCGCGTCAGTGTCGGCGCTCTCAGGCCAGTTTACGGCGGCGATATTAAATATCCCCGTCTTGTAACACTGTGCTGATTTCTGCTTTGACGTGTCCACGGGGTACGAGGTCAGATAAACAGCCTTGCCAGATTCCTGACCATCCCACGGCTTAAACTCGCCATTGCCCGCCAGCATCAGCGGGGTAAATTCCTGAATAACGCCAGCATCAGCGGCAAAATGTACCAGCGTCGTGGATACCTGCTGACTACCTGCAAATAACTCAATGTATGGAGTGTCCATAGAATCCCCCGTTAAGCAATTTTGACGGTAACAAATTTGCGAATATCTGCCGGAACCGGCTGCGGTGCGCTGTGCGTCTGCACGTACTCAATCGCCGGATCGCCGTCCTCAATCCAGTTTTTCGGGTAGTACATGTTTTGCGTTGCGCCTGTTCTTACCGCTTCCTGATCCATAATCGCACCATAGGCCACCAGCCCTTTGTTGTTGGTGTTGCCCAGGACCAGTAAATCAGGCTCAAGGAAATATTTTTCTGTGCCGTCGCTGTCGGCGTATTTGCCGGAATAGACGATAAGGGCAATATCGCCCAGATAGCCTTTAAAGCTCACCACTTCGCCCAGGTTTTTACAGGCCAGTTCTGCGGCGGATTCTGAACCACGGGAAAGATCGTACAGCTCACGGAATTTTTTAAAGCTGCGTAACGTGCGCCATACCTCAACGCCCATAATCATGACGTTTGCGGGGCAACCAGCCTGATCAGCATAAAGCTCGATGTCATAGATTGGATCGTGTGTTTCCTTATCTGCCTCTGACCACTTTTTACCCGGTCCCTGTCTGGCGATATTTTTACTTGGGATCTTCCAGTCTATTTCATAGCGTTCTATGCCTTCGCCCTCAATGATGTTTTTTCCGGTCGTTATCGCATTCACCGCCAGCCATTCCACGCGCGCTTTAATGGCGTTTATCTGGCGGCGCATGTTGCCAGTAATCAGGCGCATACGGCGGTAGGTAGGGTCGTTAAGCTGTGCTGGATCTTCTCCAGCCATGCGCATGATGGTTTTCGTTGGATCGATTTCGTGCTTTGGCTTCATGTAGCCAGGTTTAATTGTGCTGGTTTCGTACCCTTTATCGCGCTGTACCTGGCTGCCAACCATAGGCGAACAAAACGCCGACATGGTGACTTCTTCAATGTCCAGGGTATCCAGCATGATGTTTTGGGTGCTGAATGTCGCCACGTTCGGGAAAAACAGCGTGGTAAACAGCGGACTGAATTTAAATTCCGCAATATCCCCGCGATTCAGGTACGCAAAAAGCTGGTTAGTGTTAAGTGCCATTGCTTTTACTGTCATTATTCACCCCCGTGAACCTGATTCATACCCAGCGCCGCGCGTAAATAGGCGCGTACCTGCCAGCCTGTTGACGGCTCAACCATCGCCAGCGGATCAAGTCCTGCCGCAATGCCTGCTTTTACGTTCTGCTGGTGGCGTTCCTTGAGCGCCTTCACGATGTCGGGGCTTATGTACACCGAAACACCGCCTTTTTTCTCTTCAGCCATAGTAAGAAATTCCTCTTTGACTTAAAAAATCATAACTGTATGTTCATCCAGTTATGATTATAATCATGATTGCATTTTGTGCAATGATATTGAGTTGTATTGCAAATTATGAAATGATTATCCCGATCATGTGTGTCAGTGCACCAAAAAGCCTCATATGCAAAAGCCCGATAAGCCACCTCTGACCTTATCGGGCTTTTTTTGGGCGCAAAAAAGCCGGATTGCTCCGGCTGTGTGGTGTGGTTCTGGTATTCCTACTCTGCTAATTTGCTCAGCCCCATGTCTGCGTAAGTGCGATTTACTGCATTTCTCAGGTCTGCATAGTTCTCCGTTGGCGGCTCCGGTGGCCTCTGTGCCTTCCTGGAACATTCCAGCCGTCGCATCGTAACCTGATGCCGTTCCTTGTCTGTCTCCACCAGCTGCATGACTTCACCCCATCGCGCCGCCGCCCTCCGGTAAAATCCTTTCGCCTCGAGTTCCTCCGCTATGCGGTCATGTATCATCGCCTGACTCTCCGGTTTTTACGTTGATGGTTGTTACCTGTTCCGCTTCGGCAATCTCCCGTTCTGTCAGCGTGGCAAAGTTTGCCGCCGCTGTGGTCATGAATGCGCTTATCAGTTCGGGATGTGCTTTCGCGTATCCTTCCACCGTGTTGCGGTCGATGATTTTTATCGCCACTCTCAGCCAGTGCTCTGTAAGGTCAATGGCGCGGTAGTGTGGTTGTTTGCGGTTTAACTTCATAGTTCAGATCTCGATTTTTCGTATATATATACAAAACACGTCGTCCCAGTTGTCCCGGTTGTCCCACTTAATGTTAACCTGTTGATTTTATTAAAAACATACTCCACAAAGTGGGACGACATAAGGCGATTTTGGGACGACATGAGGGTTTTTGTGTTGTCCCACCCTCCAGCACGGTAAAAAATACGTGTCGTGTCGTCCCAAAATGCCGCTATGTTGTCCCAAAATGCCTGAATGTTGTCCCGCTGTTGTCCCACTTTTTGTAAGTGAAATTTATGTAATTCAATGTGTTACGATTGCTTGTTGCTTACTGGGACGACTGGGACAACATATTTTTACCTCCTACACGCGAGATTAATCATTTTCAGCATCGTGGTCCTGCGTCAGCAAAAGGCCATACACTCTTAGCCGCGCCCCTTTCAGGTGTTTTAGTCGTGGTGTCCTGATTTGCCATCCCCGCCCGCTGGCTGGTTTTCTCAGCATTCCGGCTTCATGAAGGGTCTTTGCTACGGCATCCTTGTTAAATCCCTTCGCCACATGTGAGCTAAACGGCTCCGGCAGCACGTAAAACAAAACAGGCTCGTCATAACGCCCGTCGCTTTCCCTGTAGCCGTACAGTTCTGAAATCGGCAGGCTGGCAGGGTCATAATTGACAGGGGCGAACCTGCTCAGGCCATAGGCTGCAAGAAACGCCTCAGCCTGTTCAATAATCTGCCTGTGTTCCCTGTTGCCCGTACCGAACTCTTTCACCCAGGCATTAAAATTATGCTGAATGGCATCACGGCATTCCTGCTCATCCCAGCCAGTCACATGACCGGAAAGCACAAGTGCGGCCTCCAGTATGGCGAAACGCTCACCCACGCGGTGGACCTGCTCGCCGTAGCTCTCCGGTATCAGGTTGCGCCACCGTTCACGGCATGCCCTTACCGTGTCCTTTGTCTCCTGCTGGTGGTCTGCCAGCCATTTAACCCACTCACGCCCCGCCGCCCCGTGATTTTCTGTCCAGGCATCTTTTAACGCGTCTGCGTGCGCCTTTCCGGTGCTGTATTCGTGAAACTGCGTGGCTTTTTCCATCGGCACGTTAAGCAGACGGACAAGCTGTCCTGCCTTAACCTTTATCCCCTCCGTTTTGAGGAACGTCTCAACGTCCATTTCTCCGGTGCTGATTGCCACCGTTCGCCAGTGTTTGATCTCCCTGTTGCCGCCATCCTTCGCCCCCTGTAATTTCCCTGAACCGTTAAACAGCGTATAAGCAGACGTTGACACTTCCCGCGCATTTCCGGCCTGGCCTATCTCATCCAGTGGTAAAAGCCCGTCATTATGGGCCTCGGCCTCATTGGCAATACCTAACGCCGTGCCGTACCAGGTCAGCCGCTGCGCGTCCGGCTCTCCCCATAAACTTGATGCGATGTTCTGCGTGGTGGTCTTACCTGCCGATGACTGTTCGAAAAGATGCACCCCGAAGCCGTCAGCACCCACAAGGCCAATTAAAGGCGCTGCCAGTGACGTTGCCACACCCAGCATCATTGAGGCATTACCGCCAGCCAGTCGCGCCACACTCTCGCGCCAGCCCTCCGCCGTACCCGCCACGGAATAACCGTTAATCGCGGCGCTTTTTCCGGTAAACAGGATCGGTTTTTCAGAATCACCAATGATCGAACCGTCCGGCATGATGTACGCGCCAAAATGCCAGCCCGTTGTTGTGCTTAACTGCCATTCCTCATGGCTTCCGCTTAACTGCATCCAGTCCGCCAGGATTGCCCTGTATTTGCCGTTGGTTGTCACGTTCAGCCCGTGATCTTTAAGTAACCGCCAGCCGTCACGGTCGCCGATACCACCACACGGGATCGCCATTGTGATGACTTCATGGTTTGCGGTTTTTTTCCAGCGCATCACGCGGTAATGCTCTTTACCGATCGTCCCCGTTCCCAGTAGTTCAAGCGGAGAACATAACCACGTCTCAGGCCGGATAATTTCGCCTGACTGCTTATCCACTTTGGGCGTTACCCAGAAAACACCATCGGCGCGACTTTCAACGCGTGGCTTTAATTCGTCATCGCTATGACTTCCGGTATCTTTTTTCTTTACCGGAAGCTCAATAACCAGACCATCAGAAAGATTCTGCCGCTCACGGGCCAGATATTCGCGCCAGTTCTCCACCTTCTGAACGTGCATTCCCTCAGGGTAAAAATTTGCATCCTGTACGCCTGCCGCCGCCAGTTTCTGACCAATCGCCTTGATCATTACTGGCTCAAGATGTCCGGCCCTGAATATGCGTACTGATTTTCTGCCTTCCGGCACAATTTGCAGCTTATCCAGTTCGGATAACTGCTGCTCCCCAAGCCACACAGGAGGCTCATTATCTCCGGCCATACGCGCGTCATGTTCCTGCCATTGTTTTGCGTGTGACCAGGCATCACTACCCGCAAAAATAATGACTTCTGTTTCTTTGTGTTTTATGCCGCGTGACTGCTGTTTTACGTTCGGTGCCAGTTTCATTTTTTACCCCTGAATCCGTTAATCATTGTTTTCAGCTTCTGGATGTTTGCCCGTGCTCTGGCGTTGCTGGTGGGCACGTTATGCGGCGCGGTCTGTACCAGAGAAAAATCACGCCGGAACTGATAAACAGGCATCACGCAATCATATTCGTAACCTTCACGGCGGTAAGTTACGCACCGTCCCGCCACGCCCTTAATCATTACCGTACCGCCGTACTGGTCGCGGTAAATATCACCGCGCGTAAATTTAGGGTGAGTGTTGCCACTGGCAGTTAAGCCAGAATATTTAAGCTTCATTATTTTTATTCTCCGGTGTGGGGCGCTTTATACTGGTCGTGTAATGTCTCTATTTCCTGCAACTCATTTATTACAGGCTCAAGAAGCGTTATTAATGCCGTGGCAATTCTTGATTTTTGTTTGTCGCGTTCATTGTCGCCAAGTGTTTCAAGCCATATGCGCAATATTTCCATCATATTTTCACTGTGAGAAAGTGCAAGAAATACGCGATCTGTTGTTTCGTGGTAAATATCACGCATATTAATCCCCGTCCGTCGCTTTTCTTAAAATAACCTCTGTCACGAAATCAGCATAGTTAGCGGCAATATCAAGAATATTTAGCCCTGTATCTCTGTGCTCATCAGTGCAAAGAAAGAAAAAAGCCACCCGCATAATTTCAGATATTGACGAAAGCGCATCAGCCGCATCATCAGGAACGCCGGAAAATTCCTGTTTCAGGGAATTAAAACGATCATCACGCAT